CTAAAGTATCAAGAGATTCATTCTATAAAAGAAATGATAGAGTTTTTTTTGTGAAACTTACTCGTAAGTATAAAAGTAAACAAGATATACAAGACTACTTACTAGCTAACTTCTTAGTACACCCAAAAGGTTGGGTAGGTAAATTTGATGAAGATAATTATATACAATGGCAAAGAAAGATACAAAGTTTAAGTTATACATTTAAATCAGAAATTGAATCAATATTAGATAAAGATTTAATAGCAGTATCTACTAATAAACATCCTAAACTATTAAAAGAATATTTAGGTAAAAGAGTATCATTAGAAAGTATGGTTATACTTAATAGTATATTACAGTTTCATAAAGTATGGAATGTTAAACTTGAAGAAGATTACGCATGGAAAGATGTTTATAAACTTATGAATGACTATAACTCATTTCTTAAATTTGATACTAAAAGTTTTAAGTTAATATTAAAAGGATTGATGAATGGATAGACCTGACGGAATAGATTGGTATATAAAGTGGTTTGCAAGTATGGTCTTGATTATAGGTGCCGCCACTACGGCTATGGATATGTATCCATATAATATGTACTTTCAGTTTACAGGCATTACAGGTTGGTTGATAGTAGGTTGGATATGGAAAGATTGGTCATTGATAGTTGTTAATATAGTAGGTTCATTAATACTACTAACAGGTATCATACATTATCATTTCTTTACAGATTGGTACTTACACATTTATGATAGATACATCGAGGTAATAGTATGACACAAGAAACACAATATAAAAAATATACATTAAAGATAGATGGTAAACCCACATATGTTTATGCATGTAAAAATTTAACTGAAAAAGAAGCAAAAGAAGATATAAAAAGTAGATTTGGTACTTCTAAAATAACAAACATTAAATTATCATGAAAAGTTTAGTTTATGGAAATGGAGAATCTAGAAAGGATTGGGATATAACCAAGTCTTATAAAGGTTTTACCACATGGGGATGTAATGCAATTTACAGAGATTGTAAAGTTGATAATTTAGTTGCTATTGATTATGAGATACAACAAGAAATATACAAGTCTGGTTATCCAATTAAAAACAAGTGTCATTTTGTAGATTGGGCAATACTAGAAGGTTTTGACCCAGAGTTTATAAAAGAGGGTTTTTCACCATTGAATATATTTGAAACACCTAAGAGAAATGACAACAGTGGTTATGGTTGGTATGATAGAAAAAGTTGTGTAGTTCAAGGAAAAGAATATGAAACTGCAGAGAAAAACTATCAACAAATGATTACCCAATTTCCACATTTAGATAAAGAAGATGTAAAAAGAAAATGTTTTAAAAATGTAGGTCTTTATATTACTTGGGTAGAAGATAAGGATAAAGTAAACAACATAGAATTTCCTAGAAATTGGTGTGCTGGAGCATCTGCATTACATTTAACATGTCAAGAAGGTGCCGATGAAGTGTATATGTTAGGATTTGACCTAAGTGATTATGATGAACCTATTAACAATATTTACAAAGGAACAGATAATTACTTATCATCTGATTCAAAAGGATTTAATACTGATGAGTGGGTAAGTCAATTAATACAAGTGTTTAAAGAATTTCACGAAACTAAATTTTATTGGGTTGTGGATAAAGAGGCTAGTCCTTTAAAGTGTAATAATGTACAAAGTATTTCATATAAAACCCTTGACAAGATTTGCAATACCTGATATAGTTGCAAGATTAACTATTATAAATAGTTATGTATCGCGAGATACAAATATAAACATACGATAAAATATAATAACATACGGAGAAAATAATATGTCATTAGATAGTCTAAAAAGTAGTGGGTCCCTTAATAAGCTGTTAGATGCTGCCAAAGGCGAAACTGCACCTCAAGAGAAAAAATCATATGTAGATGAAAGACTGTGGAAACCAGAGCTAGATAAATCTGGCAACGGATATGCAGTACTTCGTTTTTTACCAGCCGTTCAAGGCGAAGACCTACCATGGGCAAAAGTGTGGAATCATGCTTTCCAAGGCCCAACAGGTCAATGGTACATTGAAAACTCTTTAACAACACTCAATCAGAAAGACCCTGTGTCTGAACATAATACTCAATTATGGAATACAGGTTTAGAATCTGATAAAGAGATTGCTCGTAAACAGAAAAGAAAATTACAATACTTCTCAAACATTTATGTAGTAAGTGATACGAAACACCCAGAGAACGAAGGTAAAGTATTCTTTTTGGGAAGGTGCTAACTTTAAACTTAAAATCAGAAAGGTAGATGGTTATTGGAACTATGATAAATCAGAGTTTGAAGACACATCAAAACTTTTTGAGGATGATTCAGAAGCAGATAAAGTTTGGCAATCACAATACTCTCTTGCAGAGTATACTGCACCATCAAACTTTAAATCTTATGATGAGTTAAAGACCAGACTAGATGCAGTGCTTTCTGGTACTGTAAAAGTTGGTAATGTTGCTGATACAATGGATGATGCACCTGTTGCAAAACCTAAAGTTGATACAAAACCTACAACTACAAAAGTGGAAACACCTGTAGTTGAGGAAGATGATACATTAGCATATTTTGAAAAACTAGCTGAGTAATCTATCGAGTGCCCCTTTCTATAGGGGCACTTTTCTTGTATAATTCTATACAATCCTTATAAATACATGTATGGCAAAAAGTAAATATATCCAAAGTGTCTTAGATGCTGCAGGTGGTAGACCCAAATCAACCCAATGGTTTCGTGATAAAATCAAAGAGTTTGGTACACCAACATCTGCTAATCTGATTCGTGATGGTAAAAGAACATCAAAGCCTACTTTTGGTATACTAAATATGTTCGTATATGACCCTAAACTAAAAGAGAAATTACCATATTATGATACATTTCCTTTAGTATTACCCATTGAAGAATATAACAATGGATTTTTAGGAATCAATTTACATTATCTATCTATGCCTATGAGATTAAGATTATTAGATAGATTAGTAGATTATAGTAATAACAATAAATTTGATGAATCTACAAGATTAAGAGTGGATTATAGTAAATTAAAAAGAGTAGATTTGATTAAACCTTGTTTAAAAAGATATTTAGCAGGACAAGTTAAGTCTAAATTTAGAAAAGTAGAAGCAGATGAATTTATGATTGCAACACTATTACCTGTACAAAGATTTAAAAAACAATCTGACAGTCACATATTTGCAAAATCAAGAGGAATGGTATAATGGCATTAGATTTTGGAAGTTTAATAGAAGCAGGTTCTGCCTCAGTATTAAATGAATTACTTGCACCACTTAGAGATGATGATGGTATTGCATTACCTTCAAGATATGAAGTAAGATTTGGAGCACCATCAGGTAGTAGAGGTACAGGTGGCCCAGGTGCATCACAAAATTTATTTTCACAAATATTGTTTGAAGATATAGGTGGTGGTATTACAAGAGATGTTGCATATCAATGTCACACTATAGCATTACCTTCTCGTGCTTTAACAACAGTTGCTGATGAAACAATATATGGCCCTGCTAGAAATTTAGTACAAGGATACACATTTGGTGATGTTAGTGCAACTCTTTATTGTCACAATGACATGAGAGAAAAGAAATTTTTTGAAACATGGCAAAGAATAGCATTTAATCCACAATGGGTTATTATGATGATTATGTGGGTAATGTAAAAATCTACACATTAGACCAACAAAACAATAGAAGATATGGTGTTGAGTTAGTTGAGGCTTTCCCCGAAACTCTTGGAGAACAAACTCTTTCTGGCGCAGTTGCTACATCAGCTATGGAAATAACTGTTGGTTTTAAATATAGATATTGGAGAAATCTAACTGATGAATCTGAATTACCTAAACCATTATTAGATAGATTACAAAATGTACTTGGTGACCAAGTCGAAAGACAGTTACTAAATAGAATACCAAAAGTATTAAGAAGATTATAATTAAGGAGTGAAAAATTATGGCTTTACCTAAACTTGAAACACCAGTTTATACTTTAACGATACCTTCAACAGATGAAGAAATAAAGTATAGACCGTTCTTGGTTAAAGAACAAAAAAGAATGATAATTGCACAAGAATCTGAAAATGAAACAGAATTACTTGATGCTATGAAACAGTTAATTCGTGACTGTACATTCAATAAAATAGACCCAACAACATGTCCTTTATTTGACGCAGAGTATGTGTTTTTACAAATAAGAAGTAAATCAGTTGGTGAAACTATATCTGTAAATATTACTTGCCCAGATGATGAAAAAACTATAGTATCAAAAGAGATACCTATAAGTGAAATTAAAGTATCTGTTTTTGATGACCATTCGAATGAAGTAAATGTGACTGATGATATTAAAATGACTTTTGATTATCCTTTACTTTCATCTTATGCTACATATAACAATGCATCAACAACAGAAATGGCATTTACAATTATTAATGACTGTTTAAAAACTATATCTTGGGAAGATACAACATATAATAAAGCAGACATAAGTGACAAAGAATTAACAGATTTTATTGATAACTTAAATACTGAGCAATTTCAAAATGTGATGAAATTTTTTGAAACAATGCCAAAAATAAGATATGTTGCTGAAATTGAAAATCCTAATACTAAAGTAAAAAGTGAAGTACCAATAGAGGGCCTAAGAAGTTTTTTAGTATAGGGCTCTCACATGAGAGCCTAACAAATTACTATAAAAGTAATTTTGCACTCATGCAACATCATAAATACTCTTTAACAGAGTTAGAGAATATGATGCCGTGGGAAAGAGAAATATATATGGGTTTATTGTCTAAACATATAGATGAAGAAAATAAAAGAATAGAAAAAGAAAATAGGAAGATGAATAATGGCTGATGATAAAGTAAATGTAGTAGAAATAGACCGCTCAACCACAACAGTAGAGCAAGGTTCATGGTATAATACTGCTGCTTCTAGTTTTGATAGATGGCGTGTATTCCCTAGATTGTTAATTACACTCTATGGATTTGCATTTTATAGAACAACAGAATGGTTTATGACATTACCTGACCCAACTAACGCACAATCTGCATTTGTATCAGTAATCGTAGGAGCTGGTGCTGCATGGTTTGGATTATATGTGGGTTCAACGAGTAAAAAATAATGGCTGAAAAGAAAGACCCTTTAGATAAAAGATTTGAGAGCATGGTTGAGAAGTTAGCTTCTCTAAACCAGAATGCTGGACTTCAAGTAATTCATGCTGACAAAATTGCAGATTTAACAGCACAAAGAAATCGTATTGCTGCTAAAGCATCTGGATTAACAGAAGAAGAAGCTGGAAGAAGAGCAGATATGGATGCTAAAATGTTAGCACTTCAAAAAGAAATACAACGAGATACAGCAATCGCTGGAGAAGATGCACCAAAAGTTATGGCAAATCAAAAGATACTTGATAAGATGAAAGAAAAAGAAACAAAGAAAAGAGAAAAAATAAATTTTAATATGCAGAAAAAAATAGTTAGTGGATTAACAGATATTGGAGAGAACATAGGTGGAAAAGTAGCAGCTGGTGGTTCAATGCTTCTAAAAGGTATTGGTGTTATTGCATTATTTGCTTTTTTACAATCAGATACATTTAAATCAATAGTTAAAAGTATCGTAAGTTTTGTAACAGATTTTGTTGGTTTATTTACAGGTGAAATAGGTCTAATAGATTTTATTAAAGATAACTTTGGAATGTTTATGGTTACTTTAGCCGTTATTGGTGCTAAATTATATGCCATTGGAACAAGTAAACTATATATCGCAACAATGACAAAATTATCTGCTGCATTTGCATACTTGTTTGGACCTAAAGGTGTCTTAATGAAAAACATGATACCTAGATTAAAACTAATGGGTGCGGGATTATTAGTAAAAGGTAAAGCTATGATGATAGCTATGGCAGCAGGTTTTAAAGGGATGCTTGTTGGTTTAGGTGCGATACTTGCTCCAATGTTACCTGTTGTGGCTATTGTTGCTGCTATTGCTGCAGCTGCTTATGGTGTTGTAAGAATATTTCAAGGATTTCAACAATACTTTGGTGAGGCAAATGAACAGTTTGGATTCTTTGGTGGAATACTTGCTGGATTCACAGGTGGAATCAAAATGATATTAAGTGATGTTGCAGGTGTTATAGATTCTATTTTAGGTTTCTTTGGTTTCCCAGACT